TATTAGTGTTGAGTGGACAATGGAAGGTTGGTTTGCTCTTGGCAATACTCAATATGCTGCACAGGCATCTAACCCAGAATTCTTCGGTATTGTCTCTCAGTTAACTCAAGAAGTCAAGGTTGGTGTCGATGGTACTTCAGGTAGTGCTAATTTCGGTAAGATCTTCCTTGATCTTAATGGATCTACCTCATATTCTACTGGTACAACATTCTGGACTACATTTAACTCTGAAGCGTGGGTTCACGTTGCTATTTCTAAGCAACGCCCTGGAGTTGGTTCTTACATCTATCGTATCTACATTAATGGTGTAGAAGCACATTCAGTTAACAGTGCTACTGTTGACGTTAATATGATGCAGGCAACACTTGGTCCTATCTCAACTCCAAGTTCTACTAACAACTGGATCGGTTGGATTGACAACTTTGTTGTTACACCTTCTGCTAAGTACATAGATGCATTCACTGCTGGTCTTGTTACTGGAACAAACTCAGTTGATAAAGCATTCATTTATAAGATTGACAAAGATAAGACAAAACTTGGTTCATTCACCCTGAATGATGTAGAGACAGGACATACCATAAACGTCGCCGCCAGCAGCAGTTATACGTTTAATACCCAGTCGGTTGCTGTTAACCCCTGGTTAATAGGTCCTGCTGGTATTCAGATCCTTGATTACTCAGATGTTGTATCAACCCACGTCCCTGGAGTTTATACAGTTACATCTACTGACCAGTCATACGCAACTAGAACTGCAACTATTCCTACACAGGGTGGTAAGAAATTGCTTCTTACTACTAAGGTTATTCCTAAGTTCTATATTAGAGATGCAAAATACTCTACTATTGACCTTGTTAAGACACTCACATTCAATCAGAATGCTACCTTTACTAAAGGGTCAATACTTCAACAGTATTCTGTGATTGGTGGTAATGATGTTGTATCTGCATACGGTACTGTCGTTGAGGTTGGAACAAGTTCTTGTAAGATCGGTAAGATTATTGGTACGTTTGATACCTCTAAACTTCTAAAATCAACTGTTGGTGATGTGAACGAGATGGACAAAGAGTTCACCGTTCTTACCACAACTCCTGTTTGGGAGGAAAATCAGAACTATACAGTTGGTGATGTTGTTTATAGTAACGGTAAGATCTATACATCTGGTACAACTGCTACTGCAGGTGCTGTTGCTCCTGTACACACATCAGGTACTGTCTCTGATGGTAATATCAACTGGGCATTCACATCGACTGCAGGTTCATTCCAAGTAGATTTGGCGAACAGTGTTCACGGATCTGGTACTCTTGCAGCATTTGCATCTTGGAAACCTTTCAATTCTGCTGACTATACTATTAGAATTCAACAGATCTATGCTGACTCCACCTTTATTAAAGGAGACACCATTGATGCTGATGCTGTTAACTTGACATTTGCTGTAGATGCAACTGGTAAGATTGCAACATTTGGTGGTCTTGTTGGTGTTAAACAATTCAATCTTCAGGCAAAACTCAATAAAGACGTTGTTCCTTCACAAGCACTAACAAATACTGACCTTGTTTACTGCTCTGCTACTAGCAGACACAACTATGAAGTAAATGATATTATCTTTACTGAGAGATTCGCTACTAATGAATATAACGGTTCATTCTTTGTTGAGGAAATATTTACTAGTAGAGACTTCACATTCCGTATAAGAAGCACTGCTGTTCAGGATCCTACCTTCTCAGGTACAGGTTCTTCTGTTTCTAACATTAATATCTACGCTAAGCATCCTAAGTTCCTATTTGTTAGAGGACATCAGTATCTCTTTGACCTTGACGATCCTTCTAACCTTGGATACTTCCTGTCATTCTCTAGAGATAACCAGTATAAACTGGAATATCCATTCATTAACATCATTAGAGAGGGTACACCTGGATTTACTGATGATGATTCACCGACTCCGTTGGTTAAATTTATCATCAATGAAGATATTACTAACATCTCATACTACTTTGACCCATCTAGAACCTCAGCAGACAACTCTCCTGTTGGTGAGGGATCATTTATTGACGTTATTCAGTCTCCTTATGCAGGAACATTCACTATTTCTAACGTTTCTAGTGATGGATTGGAGTTTGACTTCCCACTTCTTGTTGAACCAGAGAAATCTAACGCTCCTGTAGGCAATAATGAGTTTGGACTTCCACGTTCTATCTACTCTACAACATCAATTAAGGCAATTGGACCTATTTCAACCATTAAATTGGTGAATCCAGGTGGATTCTATCAGAAATTACCTATCGTTACTGATATTGCGTCTAACAGAGAGATTGAAAAGGTTCGTATCACCAATGGTGGTACTGAATATGTTAATGGTGTGTACTATAACGTACCTATTTCAGGAGATGGAGAAGGTGCAAGTTGTAATATCACTGTTACTGATGATGGAGACTTCACTGGTGTTATCACTAGCGTTGTTTTAACCTCTGCTGGTAAAGGATATACAACAGCATCTATAGATATTGACTCTATTTCTGGAATTCTTGGACCTCTACTTGCTGGTTCAGGTGGTATTCTTGATGTTGTGATTCCTTCTGAAGGTTCAGGTGCTTCTGTATTCCTACAAGGTAAGAGTATCGGACGTATCAAGAAACTTAAGAACAACGAATTTGGTTTCGGTTATTCTCACGACTATACTTTGAGACCTGAAATCACTTTCCCAGTGAACCTTCAGTTGTTTAATACCGCTATTCTTGCAGAAATCAAGATCACAAACCCTGGTTCTGGTTACACCTCTACACCTGCTGTTGTTATTTCTGGTGGTGGTGGATCAGGTGCTGCTGCTGAAGCGATCGTTAAGAATAATCGTCTTAGTGAAGTTATCATCAAAGATCCTGGTGCAGGATACAGTTCTGAACCTTCAGTCACACTTAAGTCAGAATTTAACTACGTTGTTAACATTGACCTCGGTTACCTACAGTTTAACTTCCCACACGGTATTACGACTGGTGCTGAAATCCAGTTGAGAGCAGAAGATCTTGGATCTACAGTTGGTATTCTACCAAAACCAAGTTCTGCTGGTTTGGTCAGTCTATCTTCTACTCAGACTTACTATGCTATTGCTGGAGAGGCAAATGGTCTTGAATCTGACCAACTTAGAATCTCACTTACTAAACTTGACGCTGAATCTGGTTCTTACATCACATTCTTGACACAAGGTGAAGGTAGACAGATTCTCTTAACCGAAGTGTTTGGTGGTCAAGCAACTGCTATCGTTGAAACATCTCGTTTCTTAGAAGGTGAACTTGTTTATCAAGGTTCTTCACTTGAACTTGCATCTGCTACAGGTTATGTTTCTACTAACCAAGGTTGGCAGATTGGACCTAGAATCCTTAAACTTGAGAACTATGACGGTGTTTGGACCCCAGGTGAGCGTGTAACTGGTGAAGTTTCTCGTGCTTCTGGTTTGATTGATAACCTTTCAATCGCTCGTGGTACTCTTAATATTGACTCACTAACTAATACTCCAGGTCAGTTTATCGATGACGTTGGTAAACCATCTGAAATCGTTCAGAAAATTCAAGATAGTTACTTCTATCAGAACTTCTCCTACGTTATTAAGTCTGAAACACCTATCAACCAGTGGAGAAAACCTGTACTAGAAACAAACCACCCTGTTGGATTCAACCTATTTGGTGAACTATCAATCACTGGTGGTAAGGATATTTCTGGAAGAAAGGTTGTATCTGATCTTGTTAAAGAAGTTAATATCAACGCATTCACTAATATTAACCAGATTACATCATTTGCTAACGCACAACCAATATACACACAATTTAATAACACTGAAGTCCTATTCAGACAGAAGAGACTTACTAACTCTGAGGAAATTCTAACTTCTATCGTTAAGAAGATTGATAACATTTCCGAAGACTTTGATGGTATCAGAACTCAATTCCCACTGAATGTTGAGGGTGGTTCTATTACTGCGACTGAAGATCAGATGTTTGTTCTTCTTAATGGTGTCGCACAGGCACCTGGAGATTCATTCTCTACAGCAGGTCCTTCTATTGTATTCTCTGAACCTCCAAAGGCACCTTCTAGAATTAAGTTCAGAAATATTACATTCACTCAACTTTTAATTACTCGTGTTCAGTTCTCTGAACTCGGTGGTATCTTCCCCTTAGTTGGTAACAGGGTCAGAGGTATTATCTCTGAAGCAACTGGTATTGTTGTGGATTCTGGTACTGACTACATTGACCTTCTTAATATTGAGAACGGACCAAGCGGAGGATTCCAAGAGGGCGAATTTATTCTTAACAGTGCTACTGGATTTAACTCTAGAATCGGTGATTCTGGAGAAGGAACTGGTGGTATCTTCCCAGTTTCATCTAAGACAATCTTTGAACAGGGTGAGAGAGTTACTAACTTATCTGGTAAGTTTGCAATCATTGAGGAGAACAACCTTGATGAAGGTAACATCAATACCTCTCTGGTTGTTTCTAGAACATCTGGTACTTCTAAGTTTGAAACTGGTGAATTTGAGATCAAGTTCAATGACATAATCTACTCTGCAAGATCTAACATTGCAGCAACTGTTTCTGCTATCTCACCTTATCAGGATGAAATATCTAATCAGATTATCGATACTGTTGACCTTTCACCTTCATCTAGTTTCTTTGCTCTTGTCTTCCAGAGAGTTCCTTCAATCACATTCCCGAACGTCATTCTTGATGACATCGGTGAAACTGTTATTAACCCAACTGAACTATACGATCCTGAGACAACTAACAACCAAGACTTCCTAGATTTCGAAGCAGTTAGAAACCAAGAGATTCGTTACGACAGTCTAACTGGTAATGACTTTGCACCTGGAACAAATATCAGACTTAAGAAGATCTACTTCGGTAACTCTTCTATCAGAACAGTACACGATACTCGTGCTAATAACGCTGCTGAAGCGATTGTGAAGAATAATCGCTTCATCGCTGAAGAAGCGGTGGGCAGAATGTTGGCTTTCTACCCCTCCTTTACCATTCCTACAGGCAGTGCTAATTGTGAGGATGACATCGTTGATATGCTCAACCTAATTGCTTGGCAACTTGAGCACGATGGTAACTCTGAAGTCTGGGATGCTGCAAACTTCTATGTTCAGAATAATACTGTCTATCACGTTGGTGGACAGGAAGCACAGACTGTATATGCAATGAATGCTGCGAGAGACCTCGCTAACCAGTGTATTAATATGGTTAACATCACCACAGAGCACACAACGTTGTCTCAGTGGAAAGATCTTACCATCACTCCAGAATATGAAGTTGTAAGCAACAGTCACGGTGACGCTAGAACCTTGTTACTTGCTAACAAATGGTACATTGCTTACGAAGCACTTCATTATGCTAAGACTCAGAACCCAGGATATAACGTATCTGGTGGAGATGAGCATTGTCTATCAGACATCGTTGATGTTATTGAAGCACTTGCTTATAACGTTGCACACGGTGGTAACGATTTCATCTGGGAAGCAACAGACAGAATCCTTCATTATGGTGTGACATCTGGTGATAGAGACACTATTGTCAACTCCTTTACTAAGGCAAAGGCAATGTCTCTCGATATTATGAGAAATATTGCTGTCACTAAGGTAGGATCACACGGTTGGAACCAAGTAACTATTTCTATCACTGCTGACACTGCGTCTCCGACCTGTCAGGCGGTTGCTGCTGCCATCACTACACTGATGGACATTCTGATTACAAACCTTGGTACAACTGCATCTCCAGGCACTAGAGCGGCATTCCAAGCAGCAGTTACATCAACTGCACCTCAGGCAGACTACTCACAAGGTAGAACTACAATTCCTAATGTAAATGCTTGTGTTGCTCAAACATCTGCTGTTGCAAACTTCTTCAAAATTGTTACTGACACCTTACAAGATCCTACTGGTGCTAATCCTGCAACTTATCAGTGGTCTATTAGTAATGTTCCTAGAATTGCACCAGCGTACACCTTCACTGAAGGTGAGACAATCCGTTCTATTAAGCATTCTTATAAGGACAAATCATCTGGTGGATTCTTCAACTTCGGTCAAACACTGAAAGGTATATCTTCAGGTGCTGTTGCAGAGATCATCGGAACCAACGCTGGTTCTAAATGGGCATATACAAAAGGTGTTACTGGTGCATTCACCACTGCTGAGTACATCACAAACTCCACAATCACTTATAACAACGTTACTGTTGATAAGTTGAACCCTGGAACTGGTACAGGATCACTAGATTTCTCTGGTACATCTTCTAGAATCAACCACGCTTCTAATGCCGCCTTTGCTTTTGGCACTGGTGATTATACGATCGAGATGTGGATCTATCCTACAACTGTATCTGGAACACAAAGACTTATTGATTTCAGAACTGCATCCAGCAGCAGTGCTGGTTCAATCTTCTTACAGGGTACATCACTGAAGTTTGGTATTGCCACAACTGACCATATCACTGCTGCAGGTGCTATTCCTAATGCAAATCAGTGGTATCACATTGCTATTTCCAGAGCATCTAATGTGACCAAACTGTTCGTTGCGGGACAACAGGTTGGATCAGATTACACTGACGCTTCAGACTATGGTAATAGTCCTATCAGTGTTGGTGCATCTTGGAACAATGGTGAGACTTTCACAGGTAATATGGATAACCTTATTATCAGAAAAGGAACCGCCAGCTATTCTAGTGGGTTTATACCCCCCACCGTTTATGATTTCCGTGCTCTTGACATCTCGTTTGGTTTCAACGGAGAAGCACCATTCCCAATAGAACTCTCTGCTGTCTACGCGACATATGAACAGACTATCATCTCTTCTGCTAATGCCGATGGAGTAGAACTCTGGCGTGAAGAGATTATGACAGAGGAAGTTGATGTTTCTCGTGATGCTTATAGAGACTGTGGTGACATCATCTATAAGAACCGTTATTGGATCGCTGAAGAAGCAGTTGGTAGAATGAAGGCGAAATATCCTGCATTTAATATTCCAGGTGACACAGGTACTTCAACTCAAGGTACTGATAAGTGTATTCGCGATACTCATTCCTTTATAATCCCTGCTATTATCGATGACCTTAAGTTGGGTGGTAACTATCACACAATCGTTGCAGGTAGAGGATACTTGGAAGGATCTGGTGCTCTGAAGCATATCAACGGTGAACTTCTACAGTCAATCTACACTTGGCGTGAAGTTGGTAAGATCTGTAATGACATCATCACTAAAGATGCAACTGATCTGACTGGCGAGTACACAAACAGAATTAGAGTTCCTAATTATTTCGCATCTCCTGCAGCATCTACAATTACAGGTTTCATCTCTGACTTGATTGACAATATGTTGGAAGTTATGTCTCCAACAGGACATAGATTTAGAGATGGTGCTGATCTTCTTTACTTCAACCGTGGTGTGATTGCTGATGAAGCAGTCTCTATGATGGAGCAAGAATGGAACGTTATGGTCAACTTTATCCAGATTGATAAGATTGACATTCCTAGCAGAGAGAAGTGTGTTAGAGACATTAGAGATCACATCGTACCCGCTGTTGCAGGTGACTTGATCACTGGTGGTAACTCTAATATTCAGGGTATGATTGATTCTTATCTTGATTCACAGAGTAATATTAACTATATTGAGCACGAATTGCTTGCAATGCTTGATGCTCTTGAGCACGTCAAGTTCCTTGCAAATAAAGCACTTCAGAACCTCTTGGTAGGTAGAAACGAGAACATTGCTAATATTGTAGGTACAACTCCTAATACTATCGATGATTTCTATCAACTTCAGTATAGTGACCTGACTGCATACAGAAAAGAATATGATGCTACTGTCAACTACGATCTAACTGGATCAGTAATTACCGAAAGCACATTCTATCCTCCCGATCCTAAGATCTTCCAAGGATCACATAGAGCACTTGATTCTGCAAACATCATTGAAAGAAATGCTCGTACTATTGCTGCTGAAGCAGTTGACATTGTAACTAAGACATCAGCATTCAAGCATTACAACTTCAGAGTTCCTGGTGGTAAGGTTCATTGTGAGGATGACATCGTTGATTTCATCAACTCTGTTGCTCACGATTTGAGATTCTCTTCTAACAGTGAAGTATATGATGCTGCAGCACTCTATCTGAATACAGATATGGGTCTCAGTCACGTCACTGGTCAATCACAAGAGACAATCTACGCTTATAAGATGGCGAGAGATATGTCAGTTCTCGCGATCCGCAATAAACTTGGGTTTACTCCCTTCGAAGATGTCAGTGCTGGTGGTGGCGGTGGAAATGCTATTGGTGGTGGAGTTCCACGTGGTGATTATGATAGTAACGCTACTACTAATAAGGACTACGACGCAGGTAATGAGATCCTCAATAATATGAGATTCATCGCTTCTACTGCTGTAGGACGTGGATATGCTCAATACCCTAACCTTACATTTGGTGGTTATGGTTATCAGTCTTGTATCGATGATGTTATTGACATCCTTGAAGCAATGGCGTGGAACCTCAAGCACGGTGGTAATAATAAGGTCTGGTATGCAACTGAGTTCTATATCACTGATGCAAACGCTATCCAGCACATCAATTCACAGGCTACTGAAGTTAAGTACATCTTCGAACAGGCACGTGACATCGCTATTGAGGTGATGAGACAGCAGTTAGTTAATGTTAATGGTTACACTGAAGGTTATCCTCAATATGATAATGGTATTACTATTGACTCTAGCAGTTCAACAACTGGTCAGTTAACTCCTACAAACGCAACTTATAATGCAGCAACAGGTGATTTGGTCTTAACTAAGACTGGTCACGGTCTGGTGACAGGTGACGCTGTTCAGATTGCAACTTATGCATTGAAGTTTACTTGTGACTTTGACAGTAATCAATCAGAGCATACTTATCCAAGACCTCTTGATCCTTCAAACGGTGCTCTTCTTCCAGTCACATCTTCTAATTCTTCTACATTTACAGTCAATGTTGGTACAACTAGTAACGTTAACTACGATGTAACGAACGCAATATACAATGAAACAACTGGTGATATGTTCCTTGACATCGGTTCCAACACCTTGGATGTTGGTAGACACGTCAAGTTACCTGACAATGCAGTTACATTTACTTGTACTAAGGATGGTAATGCTACTAACCATTCATATCCTCGTGCCACTGACTATGCATCAGGTAAATCTCTAACTGTTCTTGAGATTGGTGATTCTGAATTTACTGCAACTAATGCAGCATATGTTCCTGCAACTGGTGTTCTAACTCTTACGGTTCCTAACCACGGGTTCGCCAACGGGGACAACGTTCAGATTGTTAGCAACTCCCTGAACTTCACTTGTGATATGGACAACAACTATACTGTTCATTCATATCCTCGTGTATCTGATCCTGCTGCTAACAAGTACCTTCCTATTGGAAACGTTGCTACAAATACATTTACTGTAAACGTTGGTACTACAGGCACAGTTAACTTCACGCCTTCAAACGTTGCATACAATCCCGTTACAGGATTGATGATCTTGACCCTTGGTAATGGTCACGGTCTTGTTACTGGTTCACATCTTAAGATTCAACCCAATTCACTTACATTTACTTGTGAGGAAGACGATAACGCAACCAACCATTCGTATCCTAGAACTACAACTACAACTCATACAGTTACTGATGCTGCTTACAATGGCACATCTGGTATTATGACGCTGACTATTCCTCAGCACGGGTTCTCTAATGGTGATCAAATTAAGATTGCTGATAATGGAGTTACATTTACTTGTGCTCAAGATGGTGATGGATCTAACCACGCATATCCAAGAAGCAGTGACCCTGCATCAGGATCTTGGTTGGAAATCTCTAACGTAACTGCCAATACCTTTAAAGTTCAGGTTCTCCTTTCTGATGGTATTCCTTCAACTAACGTTACTGCACACACCTTTGTTTCAGCAACATCTGGTGGTGTTACTTGGAAGAAGGATAGAGCATACGATGTTCCTCTTGAAGTTACTGCTGCAACTGCAACTACAGTCACAGTCAACGTTCTTGCTTCTGGCAGAACTCCTTCAACCAACACAACTTCTCATACATTTGTAAGTGCTACACCTAACGCAATCTCTGCTGGTGGTAACTACACTCACACATTTACCAGTGCAGTTGCAAACGGAATCAAGTTTAAGAATGGTCGAATCAAGGTTAATGTTAACCCTTCACCTTCTAGTGAACAGTATCCTCATACATTCGTATCCGCTGTATCTAATGCTGTACAGGGTGGTGGTAACTATAACCACACGTTCGTTAGTTCTACAACTAATTCAATCAGTTGGATCACAGGTGGTGGTGGAGCAACAAGATGTGCTACTCAAGCATCTGCTATCACAACATTGATGGGAATCACTGTAGATCTGTTCAACAGTGGTACAAGTAACCCACAAAATTACATAGATGGCATCTCACGTACGCTACCAGGCGAGTGGCCACTGACAGGTGAACGTGCCGCTGTTCGTGATCTCACTATCACATATGATCAGGCAGGATCTGGTGCTTGTAATGTTGAATCCTCAACTATCAGTTCTCTATTCGACATCGTTATTGGTATTGTTAAAGATGCTGCTGCTGGAAATGGTAGTTACTTCACTAACCAAGGCATTAGTAGAAACGCACCTGTATTAAACAACACTCTACTGTTTGGTGGTGGTGTTTGCTACAACGTAACATCTGCTTCCAACATTCTGTTTGATCTTCTTGAGGATACATTAGGATCTGCTCCTGAAATGTATCGTCAGGCATCACGCATACTTTCAATCAATGATCTCTATATTAATAGAGAAGCATATTATAAGACAGTGAACCAGTATTCTGGATACACTGGTGATCAAACATTTGGCGATATAATCAGAAAAGCGTACATTTATGACTTGTTGACTGATAGTAACGCTAAAACAATCGAACTAATTAATACTTGGTTTGATGCCGAGGGTAATTTCGTCGCATTCCCTAATATCTTTAGAACCTATCTAATCTTCCACGCGACAGCAACCACAGATATGATCACACATATCCTTTCTGGTACTGCTCCCGAACCTGGAACTTACAACTTCGAACCTCTCTACAAAGATAGAGAGATGCGTCCTACGATGACTGCTGTACATAAGATTCAGCAGTTGTGGCATTTGGTATATACTGCTCTTGCAGAATCGAAGTTGCCAACTGTTTACCTCAAACAAACAATTGACGTTGGTGTTGATGTAAACTCTGACGGTTCTATCTCTAAAAACAATCATCCATTCGAAGCATATGACCGAGTTAATTACACTGTCTTGGGTACAAATATTGTGGAACTTGACAGGGAGTCGTACTACATCCACCCAGACACTACTTCTTCCAAAATCTACTTGGCAGAATACATTGATGGAGACAAACTTACATCTCTAACACCTGGACTTCCAGGAGAAATTCATACACTTGCAATCGCGAGAGAGACTGGTATCAATAGGATTCCAACCACATATGGCGATCGTATTATTCCTACACCTACATCTGGTGGTATTGAACCTGCTGATATATTCTACGGAACATCATCAGGTGCATATGCTGAAGTTATCAGAATTCAAGATAACCTCGCTGCTGTTAACTACAAGGTTAAGTACCTTCCTATCACCGTTACAAGTAGTGGAACTCCATTCACTAACGGAGAGATGATTGTTAAGACTGGTGCTTCAGCAAACACTGGTAAAATTATCGCAACTGACAACTCAACTTACATCAAGGTAGAGATGACAGGTGGTGATTTCATCGCTTCTGACAATATCGAAGGAATCACAACAGGTGCAACTGCAACTGTGAATGCAGGAATTCACGATAGAGCACTGGTCAACTTCAAGCAAGGTGAGTTTATTGCTACTGACATCCTTTATTCTAAGGAAGATACAGGTAAAGCAAACGCCCTTATCGTTAGAAACAATGATGGTTCTCTAGTCGATAACCAATCAGGTAGAATTACCTACGACATTGAAACTGTTGTTGGAGAATTTGCTCCTAACGATGTTATCTACGGTTCTGTTACCGATCAGATTATCGAAGTTGAAGCATTCACACTCCTTCCTGGATTTGGTGAATACATCCACTCCACTGAAATTACTTCCTTCGTGTACGCAGGATTGATTACTGACACTGGTGTTACTGATACATTCCAAGTTGGTGATGTTCTACAACTCCAAAACTCAGGTCAGTCTGTTGGTCACACATTCGTTGTTACTGAACACGACCTTGATAACAATACAATCTTCCTAGCAAATGAGACTGGACGTTTCGTAAGTATCGGTGATAACCTTTCATCTATCGCAAACGACTCAGCATATCAACTTGCTAAGATTCCACCTGGATCTAACTTCCCATCTGTTTATACATCTGGTATTACACAGGTCAATATCACCACAACATCTGCCTACGGTAAGATTGAGAAGATCCAACAAATCGGTCTTCGCTTGATTATTCACCTTGGTGATACTTCTGGTACATTCCTCAAGAATGCTCAGATCATTGGTGATGCAGGATTCAGAGCAGCGTGTTCAGTCGCTAAGACCCTACGCGGGCGTGTGAAGAGATTCTTCAGAGGATTTGATGGTGTTCAGCAGAACTTCAAGTTAACACAACAAAACGGTACTGCATACTTCCCAGATCCAGCAGGTCATATGATGATCTTCGTGAATGGTATCCTCCAACCTCCTGGTGGTAACAACGCTTACACAGCATTCTCTGACAACATCCAATTCACTGAAGCACCTGCTGTTGGATCTACATTCCACGGTGTGTACGTCGGTAAGTTGAGACAGTTGGATGACATCTCATTCGACTTTGACTCCTTGAGGAACTCCTTCAACTTGAAACTTGGTGGTGTGTTCTACTCACTTACACTAACTGATGGTGTACAGTCCAACACTATCCTCCCTGAAAACAATATCATCTGTCAGTTGAACGGTGTTATTCAGGAACCTGGAATTGGTTTCGAGATCGTTGGTTCTAGAATCATCTTCTCTGAAGTTCCTCGTGCAGGTTCAACCTTCGTCGCCTTCTCTTACATTGGTTCTGACGTTGACGTTATCGCGGCAACCGTTGTTCCTCCAATCGAATCAGGTGACATCCTACAGATCGAAGGTGAGGACGAGACTAGAGAGGTTGCTCTAATTGAATCTTCTAACTCACTAATCACATTCGAATATTCGGGTGCTGTTAAGGGACGTAATGGAGACGCTCTTGCAATCATCGAGAAAGGACGTGTTACAGAAGCAATCCTTACAAACTCTGGTGATGGTTACGATTCACGTCCTAACGTGGATGTGATTTCATCCTCAGGTTTTGGTGCACGCATCAAGGCACTTGTTGGTCTTGCACGTGTTGACGTGAAGAACGCAGGTCAAGGTTATGCACAACCAACAATCAATGTGAACACCACTGTTCCTGATAACTTCTTCGCACCTTCAGGTGTTGGAGTCAACGGTGGTATCGACATCTATGATCCAAACTACGTTCCTCCAGGTCAAGATCAGGCACAGGGTGAGCAAGCAATCGTCATTGAATCACAACCAGTTAACACAACCGTTAACCAAGGTCAGGTGGCATCCTTCACCGTGATCGCGTCTACTAATCCTGCTGGTGGATCAATAACCTATCAGTGGCAGAAGAAGAACTACGGTGAGAGTGACTGGAATAACGTCAATGGTGCTACATCTCCTACATTCACTTCTCCTGCTACTACACAGGCAGATGGTGGAGATGAATTCAGATGTGGACTCACCGCTGCTGGAGCAACACCAACACTTTCTAACGCTGCAATTCTTACAATTAACATAGGAGCAACTACTGTTGACAACTTCACACCAGACCAAATCTTCGACGATAACTAAATAATGGAAGATGAAGGATTCTATTGCGAGTTAAAGATGGGAATAGACGCTCTTCGGATGCTCTACTCCCATTTAGATTACTCGATAAGAATGTGGCCAGGATCACCTGCTCGTCCCGCTGAGGAGCAATTGTTTCTGGATTCATTAAAGAAGCAAACTTTTGCGATGATTTGTGAATATAACCTTTCTGAAATAGACTAATGGCAGCAAACGGACAGTACAACGCAGTAACAGATGTTCTGACTATCACAGGTAATGGTCTTCCAACGCCTGTGCTTTCTGGTACTTTCCCGAATAGTGATAATTCTAATACAATTACATCATATACTTTCTCACATAATTTTACATATAGAGGTGGAGATGACACAGTTGCTTCAGGAACACTTCCTGTAGGGATCGTTGGTATCAGTGCTAACGGTGTTGCTATCTACAATGCCTCAGGTGGTCCAGATGGCACTCCACCACAGGGTTTTAACTGGGTTGGATCAGCAACAAACACTGCTGTTGACTTTGGTGAAGACAACTGTGGAGGTTATCCTGAAACCACAGGACAATATCATTATCGTGATTCGCATTTCTTGAACTGCTGGAAAGCAAATCAGGTAATGTCAAACTATAATGATTACTACGGTTCTACTCAATATCAAAGTGACAATATGCGTCACCCTGATGGTCACTCTAAGATCATCGGTTTTTGCTTTGACGGGTATCCTATTTACGGACCATATGGATATGATAACCCGACTGATAATACATCAGCGGTTAAAATTATGGTCACAGGGTATAAGATGCGTGATCAGATTGCTGTCAATAGACCTGCATATGATTCAACATACCCTAAAGGTGCATTTATTCAAGACTATGAATACAATGCTGATATAACTGGAAGAAATCTTGATGCATATAACGGGCGTTATTGTCATACTCCCGAGTTTCCGAATGGTACCTTTGCGTACTTTATGTCGATTCACGACGATCTTTCGGATGATAAGACTTATGTTGTCACTGTTAGTGCAGAAAGTGATGGCAACAAATACAGACTTGATGGCGTTTTATATCCTGACATAACCTTTACCAAAGGTTCTACCTATACATTTGATCAGTCAGATCCCTCAAACGCTTCACACAATATTCGTATCTCAGCAACCTTGAACGGACCTTGGAACCTAGGTACAGAATACAATTCAGGAGTAACATATTTTGGAACTCCTGGGCAGGCGGGTGCTAAAACTGTAATTACAGTACCCCAAGATGCACCTGCAAATCTATATTACTATTGCCTGAATCACTCAGGTATGGCGAACAATGCGATCGGTACTGTGATCGCAGATATGAGTTATGAACCTAAATTTCCATTCATCTTTGGTTTAGTATCAAAACAGCAGGTTAATGTTCCTGCAAACCAAGGTATCCAACAAGAGTCATCTAGTGGAGGAGGAGATTCAGGTGGTGGTGATGATACTGAACCACCCAATATTATTATTAACAGTCAACCGACCAATGCAACTATTGCTAACGGTGGATCACAAACATTCACTGTTCTGGCAGAAGTCCAACCGCAAGCAGGAATTATAAATTATCAGTGGCAGGTCTCTACTGATGGTGGGTTTGCTTGGTCTAATATTACTGGTGCTACTTCAAATACTTACACTTTGGTAGCACTATCTTATATGACTGGTTATAGATATAGAGTAGTGCTAATAGGTCCTGTTGGTGAATCTCAACAGGCACTAAACTCACCTCTAGCATCTAATCTGAGTATCTTAACTGTCACTGGTGGAACCAGTGGTACAGATACATCAGGTGTTTTAAAATGGGATAGTAATATAGGACGATACGATATGACCGCCGTTCCTTTTGATAGGGATAATAACAATCCCGACTTCACTACATCGAACGTTAGATTTGACTTGACTAATTTTGAGTTCGACCTCACATAAATAAAACTGTAGAAAAACCCCACCGCTATGGCTAAGCAAAATCTTAACATTGGTGTATCGGCAAACGATGGCACTGGTGATACCTTAAGAGATGGTGCTATTAAACTCAACAATGTTATTAATGAGTTATACACCTATCTTGGAGACAATACTAATCTGCAAATTAGTGTCGGAAGTCCGTCAACTAATCAGGTTCTAAAATGGAATGGTTCAGTATTCACTGAAGGTCAACTTTCTGTTTCCAATCTTACCGATATTGATGTTAGCGGTGTCAGTAACGGTCAAGTTCTGAAGTGGAACGAGGCAAATGCTCGTTGGCAAGCAGGTGATGATCTACAAGGTGGTGGAGGCGGTGGTTCTTCGATCACTAATCTTTCTAACAACGGATCGGGTAACGTTGTTATTGACACTCATTTTCTACCAAACTCGGATGCAACCTATGATCTAGGTTCACCCTCACTGAAATTCAGAGACTTGTACCTTGATACATCCACCATTTGGATGGGAGATACTGGTATTTCTACTGACACAGTAACACAAGAATTAAATCGTAGAAAGAGACAAGAGCATACTGTTAATAGTATTGACACTGGTGCTACCAGAACTATTGCATCAAAACTTGCTTCTGAAGATTCTACTCAAGAAGAGAAGTTTAGACTTAGATTCTCATTAATGAAAGTTGGTACTAAACTCAACATTGAAGATGCAACTGGTGCTAAGGCAACAGTTATGTTTGCTTCCTTCGTTGCTGAGAATGGTGGAGCACGTGGCTATATAACAACAACTGCTGCAGGTGCTGATCAGTCACAAGAATTATCTGTCTCTAGTGCTGTCAAGATTACATCCTACAACCGTATGGTTTCTGAGGATGAAGGAGGCAACATTGAGTTGGGTGGACAATCACTGAAGTTCGCTGCAGGTAAAGAACTTAAATTTAGTAATGACATCCTTGAACTTCCTTCAAACAGTTCTATTCGTTTTGGTGATAGTGGGTCTACGAAAGTCATTGCTATGGACAGTAGTGGTAATTTGGATCTTCCTACTGGTACTGACATCCGTTTTGGCGGTGATGCTGCTAAATCAATCAAATTTGATGGAAGTGGTAACCTTGAAGTTCCAGATACTGCAGAAATTCGTTTCGGATCTGGTGGAACTAAGAAACTAAAGTTTGATGCTTCTAATAACTTAGAACTTCCTACTGATACTGAGATCAAAATTGGAACCAAGAGAATGAAAATTGGTTCCAATGGTGAGTTGGAAGTTGCAAACGATGGTACTACCTTCAATGAAATTGGTGGAGGATTCCAATCTCAGATCAATAATGCTCCTGCAGGTGCATCAATTATTAAGGGATATAATAACGCCACAATTCATAAACCCTCTCCTTGTATCCTGTTCAGATTTACTGCTGCTGGCAGCAGCAGTTACACAGTATCAGGACCAGGATTTCCTGCATCAGGTGGAACCAGTAGTCCTACTGTTGTTCTCTATCGTGGATTTACATATGATCTCCACAACCAAGCAGGAGGAGCACATCCACTAGCAATTAGAACTGCATCAGGTGGATCTGCATATACCACAGGTATTACTGGTTCAAATACAGGTATGCAATCATTCACAGTTCCTATGGATGCACCTAGTACATTGTATTACCAGTGCACAATCCATAGTGGAATGCTAGGAACCCTCGATATTCGTTAAGTAAATGCCAAGAACAGTACCAGGAAGCGGCGCTATTATTGAACCTATCTTTAACTCCATATTTGGGGTTAGAGAGGTTTATGTGGTGGATGGTGGAACTGGATATAATTCTTCCGATCCTCCTCAACTTAAAATCGGTAACTGTGGTACCCCAATTAGAGATGCAGTCTTACAACCAGTAGTTTCAAATGGTCAGATTGCTTCAGTAAGAGTTTTGGATCCTGGTGAAGGGTACGATCCATTTAGAATTGAATTAGAAACAACTGGTGTAGGTAACGGTGCAGTAGCAAAGGCAATCCTGTATGAGCAGGATGAAGTTGCACCTGATGGTACTATCATTGCTCCTGCTGGATCTATTCAATACATACAAGTTTTGTCTAACGGTGACGAGTATTTCTCATCTCCCACAACTGCCGAAGTAAAAGGTGGTGGTGGATCAGGTGCTGAACTCCGTCCCGTTGTTGGTCTTGTTACTGGTTTGTCACTAGAAGTTCCTGGTGCAAACTATGAGTTGGGAGACATCAATTTAGTTGTCTCTGGTGGCGGGGGTCAAGGTGCAACTGGTGTTGCAGAAGTCGATGAATTTGGTGTTATCAAATCTGTCGATGTTTCTAACGTCGGTGAGTTCTATGAAACTGCACCTACGATCTTGCTTAATGGAGGTGGTGGATCTGGTGGTACTGCAAAAGCAAATATCAATTTAGGTTCTATTACAACTATTGATGTTGTTAATCCTGGAGGCGGTTATTCATCTGCTCCTCAAGTGTTATTCACGAGGAATACCGACCTTACTAAACAGGCACGTAACCGTCAATCTTATAATTCAAATCTATATAACATATCTGGTCTACTTGCAGATGTAGATGAGAACGATCAAACAATCTATGTACAGACGACTACTCCTTATCCTGGTTCAGGTAAGATTCTTATCGGTAGAGAGGTTATTAGATATACAGGTAAAACACTTACCTCATTCACTGGTTGCGACCGTGCTCTTAACTTCCGATACGATCAAAAGGTTCTGATAGATTCATTAGCAAATGATTCTAACGGTGTCTCAGGATATACCTTTAACGTGGGAGACAGGGTTACTAGAACAACAGAAAGTTCCAGTAATAAGATTGCGAGAGTATATGATTGGGTCCCATCTGAGAGAGCGCTCTACCTCGTCTTCGAGGTTGATGAACTTGCTTTCATTGATGGTGGATCTTCTCAAGTTAAATCACAGGTGATTGACTTCAGTGGTGGTGTTGCTTCAGCAACTTCCACTGGTGTTGAACCTCACGTTCTGATTGACCTTGCAGATTCTAGAATCATTACCTTGACTGTTCCTATTAGTTACATTCAAGATAAAGCATTCGAAGATGATGATGAAGTTGGTGGTCTCGGGGATGGTATTCCCGATTTGATCAATACAAACACTGACTTCCAAGGAGAGATAAGTCTTGATGGTGGTATTGCATCATCACTTTATGGTATTGAGGAAACCGTTGGTGGTACCAATACTACTCTGTTTGCGATTGGAGACCAAATGACTGATGGTTCCAGTCCTCCATTATCTCCTACAGTTTCCATTGCTGGAGAACTAGGAGATGGTGATTTGCACCCTGCTGAGGTGCAATTTAAAATGCGTAGCACTGACCCTGTTAATGGTAACTTTACAGTTGATGAAACTGTTACGGGATCCATCACAGGTATTACTGCGACTGTGAAATCTTGGGATAATGCATCCAAAACTTTGGTAGTTAAAACAGTTGTTGCAAACGCTGGAAACTATCTTTGGAATGCTAACGAAACTCTCACTGGCGGTTCGACAGGAGTAGTTGGTACACCCTTGAAAATTGAATATCTTTCATACATTAGAAACGAACCAGACTAACCCCTATAAATAAAGAGAAGGTAGAAACTGTCCAATGGCACTACTCACTGACCAATTTAGAATTTTTACTGCGGAAAAATTCATCAAATCACTGGAAGGTCCTGACAAGAACCAGAGTGACATAGCTGCTGGTGCAAACAGAGATCGTCTGTATGTGTACATTGGGCGTCCTCAGGAATGGGATAACGAGAATAACCCTCCGACCCCCGTTGACTCTTTCCAAGAGTTTTCTGATTCATTCGATGATATGATCTCGATGAAGCGTGTTCTTGCGAACGACGCTGTTCAGGTTATTCGTCGTATTGACTGGATCCCACCCGAGCAAACCACTGGTGGTTTGGGTTATGTGTACGATATGTATCGTCACGATTATTCATCCAGTAAGACTGCATCGTCTGGTGCTACCAAACTGTATGATGCTGACTTCTACGTTGTTAACTCATCTTATCAAACGTATAAGTGCATTTACAATGGAACATCACCAAGTGATCCTAACGGTAAACCATCAACGGTTGAACCGACAGGTACATCTACATCTATTATCACAACTGCTGACGGTTATCGTTGGAAGTATATGTACACGATCCCTGTGGGTCAGGTACTGAAATTCTTCTCAGGTGATTATATGCCTGTGTTGATTGATACTGCTGTTGTGTCTGACGCTGTTGGTGGTGAGATTGACACTGTTGTTATCCAATCTGCAGGTTCTGGATATAACAACGGTACATACGAGAACATCCCAATCAAAGGTGATGGAACTGGTGGAAGAATATCTGTTGTGGTTGACGGTGGTCGTATCGTCTCTGCTACTGTAACTTCTGGTGGTGCCAACTATTCCTTTGGTAAAGTCATCATTGATGAGATTAACGGTATCGGTGCTGGTACTGGATCTGGTGGTGCTATCGACGTTATCATTCCTCCGAAAGGTGGACACGGTTCAGGTCCCCAAATTGAATTGGGTGGGTTCCGTACTATGATCAACACTAAGTTCACATACGATGAAGGTTCTGGAGATTTCCCAACTGATAACGATTACAGACGTATCGGTTTGGTTCTGAATCCTCTGAAGTATGGTACTGAAGAATTGGCAGACGCTATTACTTTGTCTGCTACTAACGCTGTGATTTTCGCGCCAGATTTCACAGGTTCATTTAATACTGACGAAATTATTACTCAAACTCGTACTGTTGGTGGTCAACAAGTGACTGCTAGAGGTCGAGTTGTATCTTGGAACTCAACAACAAAAGTTCTTAAGTATTACCAAAACAGAGTTGACGGTATCTTCCCTGAAATCTCTGGTAATAAAACAGTCTTTGATGGTGGTAACACCGTTGTTGGTTCAGGTTCTGGTACTTCTGCCGACCCTGATATTAACTTCCCTATCGTACCTGGTGAAGCAACTCGTGTTATTAATAACACTGAGTATGACTTAGGTATGTCTTTCACTTCTGGTTACGCCAAATCCGAGGTGAAAAAGGACTCTGGAAAAGTCATCTACATAGACAATAGGAGAGCAATCTCCCGTGCTGGCGACCAAATTGAAGACATTAAGATCGTAGTAGAGTTCTAAACCAATGCCTCAGAATACCAATCTGAATATCGCTCCTTATTTCGATGATTTCGATAAGGCGAATAATTTTTACCGAGTGCTGTTCCGCCCTGGGTACCCTATCCAAGCTCGTGAACTAACGACGCTTCAATCTCTGATGCAAAATCAGGTTGAGTCGTTTGGTACGCATATGTTTAAGGATGGCAGTATGGTCATCCCTGGTCAGATTGGTTATGACCTTGATGCTAAAGCAGTTATCCTCCAAGGATCATTCTTGGGTGCAGACGTTGAACAATATAGACAACAAATTACTGGTAAAATTATTGAAGGTCTTACCACTGGTATCAAAGCAAAAGTTATATTCAGTATTTCTTCTACTACATCTGAGCGTGGTTATATTACATTATACGTTAAGTATCTAACATCTGGTGGTTCAGATTCAGATACAAGAGAGTTTGTTGATAACGAACAGTTGATTTGTGCTTCTGAGATTACTTATGGTAACTCTCTGATTGAGATCGGCACTCCTTTCTCTCAGTTGCTTCCTACTAACTCTACTGCTGTAGGTTCTACTGCTAGTATTGCTAATGGTGTTTACTTTATTAGAGGACACTTTGTAGATGTTCTTGAACAGACTATCATTCTTGATCAATATGCAAACAATCCTTCTTATAGGATTGGTCTAGAAATTTTCGAATCTATTGTTACTCCAGAAGATGATCCAAATCTAAACGATAATGCTACTGGTACTTCCAACTATTCTGCTCCTGGTGCTCACAGATTTAGGATCAGAACCAGTCTAGTTAAAAAAGTTATCGATGATGATACTGATAAAAACTTCATCGAACTTTTAAGAATTAATAAATCTCAGATTGAAAGTTTTGTAGAAAGATCTGCATATAACGAACTTGCAAAAGAACTTGCTAGAAGAACATTTGACGAGTCTGGTGATTATACTGTTCGTGATTTTGATGTAAGAGTTAGAGAACATTATAATGATGGTTCTAATGGTGGTGTATATCTTCCTGGAGAGACTTCACCTCAAGGTAATAATGCATCTACTGCACACTATGCTGTAGAGATTGGACCTGGTAAAGCATACGTTAAGGGTTACGAATCAGAAACTCTGGTTCCTAGTTTCATTGACTTGATCAAACCAAGAGAAACTCTTGCATTACAGAACTCAATCATCCCGTTTGAGTTGGGTCAGTATATGTTGATGAATAATGTACAGGGGTCCCCTATCATCAACGGTAATAATATTACTGCCAACTATCAAGTTATTGAGTTTAGAGATCAAGCACAAAGTAATAACCTTTCCAGTAATGGTCAGATTGTTGCACTTGGTCGTATTGCTGCATATGAATATCATAGTGGTACTAATGTAACTTCTACAGAAACAGTTTTTAAAGCATATATTTTTGACTTACAACCTCTAACAATCTTTAAAACAGATGCTGCAGTCACACTTACTCAAGGACACGTTATTAGAGGTAGAACTTCTAGGGCAAAAGCATTTGTTGAAGGCGATGTATCAGGTGGTTCAGTATTCAACGTTTACCAAGTTTATGGTTCATTCCGAAATGGGGAGATTCTTGAGCGTGATGGTATTGAAATCGGTACTCTAAACGACCATTTCTCATTCCAAGTTACCGATGCACGTTCAATGATCGGTAGAGATCCAGATACAAACAACATTAGATTTGCTGGAGACCTCATCAACGATGCTCAGGTTGTTATTCTTGGTACAAACTTTAATGTAAGTTCTGCGGGTGCTACTGGTACGTTAACTGGTACACAATCTAACTTCACATTAGACATCAGACCAAATGACATCTTTACTCAGAACGGAGTAAACGCTCTGTTCGCTGATAGAATTAGCACTGTTTCAGGTAATATCGATAATAAGATTACAACTGCTACTACTGCTACCTACTCTGGTAACAATATTCCAGCAGGGGATTATGGATTCTTAGTTAGATTGCGTCCTCAGATTTATGATAGAGAGACTGCTGATCTTATGATCGAGATGCCAAAAGAATCGATCAATAATATTAGTGATGAATCTGCTATTGTTGCACGTTCTTTTGACGACATCACAGTTACTGGTGCTAATGACTTTACGATTTCTTTACCTGCTGATGAACAGTTCCTTGCATATGATAAGGATCACTATCAGTTAGTATCTCTTGCACCTACCCCAGGTACACTGATTGACATCGAATCAAATCTTGCATTTAACACAACTGGTACTCCAAGAACATCATTGACTGTTTCTGGTTTAACTGGTGTTACATCTTGTCGTTTGATTGCTTCTATCTCTAAAAACCAAGCAGAGAAGAAGTTGAAGAATGCTACTCAGATGGAAGTTATGAAGGTTGAGAGAACCACTAACTCATCTGATGCTGTTAAGTATGGTCTTACATATGGTTCATTGTTTGGAACTCGTATTGAAGACGAAGAGATTTCACTTGGATCTACTGACGTTTATAACGTTCACGCCATCTATGAATCATCAGACGATAATGCTGCTATAATTCCTAACCTTCAAATGCAAGATGCAACCATCTTCAAAGAAGGTACTATTATTGAAGGTCAGACATCTAAAGCAAAAGGGCGTGTTGTAAACTTCAACGCTGTTTCATACGTCTGCCATTTTGTATATGAAAACGATACATTCTTCCAGTTAGGTGAAACTATTCGTGGTTTTGATGCTAACGATGAAGTTATCTCTGGTCTTTCAAATGATGCAGAAGGATCTATCGATAATGGTTCTAGAAATATTACTACAGATTTCTTCCTTGATGCTAACCAGAAAGGTCACTTCTACGATATTTCTAAACTTGTTAGGTATGCATCATCAACTAAACCTCTTAGAAAGTTGATGATTGTGTTTGATAGATTCACTCACGAAGCAACGGGTGACTATTTTGCTGCTCAATCTTATGTTGGTATTGACTATGGTAGGATTCCTTCTGTAACTCTTGACGGTGAAACAAGAGAACTTAGAGATGTTCTTGACTTTAGACCTGCCGTTACTCCTGTTCTTTCAGGATCTGGTACTGTAGGTTCACCATACTATGTAAACTGTGCATCACTCGACTTTAAAGATAGAGGATTCTCTTCTGGTGGTGTTGCAAATAATGCTACGGTCATTGATATTCCAAAACCTGAGTCAGATTTTCGTTGTGACTATGACTACTACCTTGGTAGAGTTGACAAATTATTCCTAACTGACCAGCAAGAGTTTAAGATTGCCAGAGGTATTTCTGGTGAGAACCAAGAACTTCCAGGTGATATGGATAATGCAATGCTAATGGCAACATTCTTCCATAAACCATATGGTTATAGTCCTGCAGATGTAAGAATTTCTAGAGAAAACAACCGACGTTTCACAATGCGTGACATCGGTAGAATTGAAAAGAGAGTTGATAACCTTGAGTATTACACATCTCTAAACCTTCTTGAGATGGAAACTGCATCATTCTCTGTTAAGGATGCTGATGGTTTTGATAAATTCAAGAATGGATTCTTAGTTGATAACTTTACATCATTCGATTCTGCTCAAACTAGACACGAAGACTTTGCTTGTGCTCTGGACTTCTCTGAAGGTATCTTGAGAGCGTCTCATTATACAACAAACGTTGCTCTTGAGTATAACGAAGTTGCATCTAATGCTGTTACTAACCATAGTGTTGGTACACTGACTCTCCCATATAACGAAATTCAGTTTATTGTTCAACCTTATGCATCACGAGTTGAGAATGTAAACCCATTCAACGTGTTTGCTTACATCGGTAGATTGGATCTATTCCCATCATCTGACGACTGGGTAGCAGAAGAGAGAGAACCAGATAGAGTTGTGAACATTGAAGGTGACTTTACTGCACAGGTTCAAGCACTTGGTGGTGACACCAACACAGGTTTTGTTCCTACACAGTGGAACTCTTGGAGAACTAACTGGTCTTCCAGTAACAGTTCTTCTTCATCTCAGTTTATGAGAAGAGGTTCTTGGCCGTTTATCAGAAGAATTAACACTAACACCACAAATACTGTTAGTAACCAATCTAGATCTGGTCTTAGAACTAACGTTGTTCCTAGAATTGATCGCCAATCTCTTGGTGATAGAGTTATTGAGCGTACAGTTATTCCTTTCATTAGATCAAGAAATATTGCATTTAAGATCCAGCGTCTGAAACCAAACACCAGATTCTATGCTTTCATCGATAACGTTAATGTTAATTTCTACACAACGCCTCGATTGATTGAAGTTATTAAGAATCCTATTGATGATACAAGAACAAACAATACACCTTTCGTTGTTGGAGAGACAGTAGTTGGTCAGTCATCTGATTGTCATCTCAAGTTGATGGATCCTAACACTGGTTTTGATGATGATCTAAACCCATTTGATTCTAGTGAACTTCCTAGTTCCTATGCATCAACTACACCTCTCCTTAATATCGACACTAAAATTATGTCGGAGACAGTTGCAGGTGCTTACTATGGTAACCCTCTAGAGGGTGAGATCCTTGTTGGTCAAACATCTGGTGCTCGTGCTGTTGTTAAGACTAAGCGTCTTGTTGCTAACACCAACGGTGACCTTGAAGGTATTATGTGGATTCCTAATCCTGGTGTTGACACCAACCCAAGATTTGCTACAGGTACACGTGTTATCCGTCTTACAACTTCATCAACTGACTCTAGAGTTCCTGGTCAGGTTGACTCTGCTGCATCTGCTAACTACGTTGCATCTGGTGTCATCGAGACTAAGCAGACAACTATTCTTGCTGTTAGAAACGCCGATGTTGTTAGAGATACTGTTACTCAAGGTAGAACCGTTAACAGTTCAAGTACATCAACAAGAGACACAGGTTGGTACGACCCTCTTGCTCAGTCCTTCTTGGTTGAGTCTAAAGGTGGTGCATTTATAACTGGTGCTGACTTGTACTTTAATACTAAGGATGAGAGAATCCCAGTATCTGTACAGGTTAGAGAGATGGCAAATGGTTATCCAACCACTAAAGTTCTTGCATTCTCTGATGTTACACTTCTTCCTTCACAGATTAATCTATCTGAAAACGGAACAGTTTCTACTAGATTTACATTCTCGTCACCAATCTATGTGACAGAGAATAGAGAATATTGTTTGGTTGTTCTTTCTGACTCCAACGAATATAAACTCTGGATTTCCAGAATGGGTGAAGATGATATTACAAACGATAGAACGATCTCTGAGCAACCATATGCAGGTGTGCTCTTTAAATCACAGAACGCTTCTACTTGGACTGCTGACCAGTATGAGGATCTTAAGTTTATCCTTCATAAGGCAGAGTTTACAGCAAACTCAACTGGTACTGCTGTATTCAATAACTCTCAACTTGCTATTGGTAATGGTGGTATTAGCAGATTGCGTCACAATCCTATTGAAACACTGAAACCACAACTTAAGATTATTCTTTCTGATCACGTTGCTAACTTTACTATCGGTGCTGAAATTACTCAGACTGATACTAACCCAGTTCCTTCTGCGATCGTTAGAGAAGTTGTTCAAGGTATCTCAGGTTCATCTAACTCTTATATTATTGTTGATGATGTTCAGGGTGAATTTAGAGAAGGTGTTGCATCTGGTGCAAATTACATCTATAGATTGGTTTCATCTAGATCTATTGCTAACATCACTCTGACTGGTGTAACAGGTACATTCACAGTTAACGAACCAATCGTTAATGGTACTGGTGCATCTGGTATGGTTACCGCTTGGAACGCAGGTTCAGGACTCTTAACAGTTAAGTCTGTCACGGGTACATTTGCTCCTGCTGATCCTATCACTCAAACAATCGCCTCTCAGACAACTGGTTCTGGTACGATTGGTTCTGGTGGTGTGGCATCAAGTGGTGATGACATCAATGATTATGCTTCTGCTCCTATCTCATACTTCAACAAAGCAACTGAGGTTACTATTCATCACGCTAACCACTGTATGCACGACGTTGCTAACAACGTGAAGATTGAAGGATGTATCTCAGAAGTTGCTCCTACAATTATTGACTCTGCATACCATACAAACGGTATCACTGCCTCTGACGGTGTGTCTGGTACATTCCAGTTACACGTTGCTGATGCATCTGCATTCCACCCACTTATCAATGGTTCTGCAGTTTCTACTAGTAACCCTGGATATATCATTCTTCGTGATCCTGAAATTGGACAGAAACATTTTGAGATTGTCCAATACAATGGCATCTCTTCAGATGGTAAGATTCTAACTCTACCTTCTGGTTCTCGTGGTCAAGCAGGAACTGCTGCTCTGGTTCACAATGCCAGCACGATTGTTGAATGTTACAACCTTGATGGTATTCCATTAGTAGAAATCAACAAACTTCATACCCAGATTGGTTCACCCACACTTGATACTTACAAGATTGCAGTTACATCTGTTTCTAGCAATGGTATTAGAAATGGTGGATCAAGAGTTACATCAACACAGAATATACAGTTTGAACAGTTCTATCCTCAAATTCAGATGACTGTTTATCCTGAGACTGATGTTGATCCTAGAATTAACGTTGTATCTGCAACTTCTCTCTTGGATGGTAACAATACAAACGAAGCATCATTCATTAATGATGGTGTTTATATCGACTGTATTGCTAACGAAGACAACTACCTTGGATTCCCCAAGATGGTTTGTTCACAAGTTAATGAAGATGCCAAACTATCTGGTTCTAAGTCACTCAACTTCCAGTTGTTGATGAGTACAACTAACAAAAACTTGTCACCAATCGTTGACCGTGATCGTTGTTCACTCATTACAACATCTAATAGAATTAATCAGATTGCTGCTTCTAATTCTAATGCTGAAGATAGAACAGGTGATCTAAACTCAGCAGTGTATATTTCTAAGGTTATGAACCTGCTTCAACCTGCCAACTCCTTGAGAGTTTCATTTGAAGCGTGGAGACACCCAGATACCGAGATCCACGTGATGTACAGGACAATGCCTGTTGGTACATCATTAACGTTTGATGAGATCGGTTATACATATTTTAACGGAAACGGTAAAGAAGACAAAACTGTCGCTAAGACAGAAGGCATTCTATATCGTGACCTCGAATATACGTTCGAAGGAACCGAGTTTAGTTCTGCACAGATCAAAATTATTATGACCTCTAGGAACCAAGCATACGTTCCTGAACTCAAAAACCTTCGTGTTATGGCATTAAGTGACCTCTGATTACATTCCCGTTAAAGGACATCCCGATTTAGTTCGGGATTCCGATACCAACGCTGTCCTAAATATGAAACCCACACCTCCTGGGAACGCTGCTAAGAAGCGTAAAATGAGTGCTGAAACCCTCGATAACTTGAAATCTGACGTAGATGTGTTAAAATCAGATATGTCGGAAATCAAATCCTTACTGAAAACATTATTGGAGAAAAATTAATGCCTGCAGACCAACCTGAAGTAATTGACCAAGATAAACTTCTTGGTGATTTCAAAGATCGCTACAAGCGTCTTATTGAAGACAATCAAAGAATGGCGAAGATGATTCGCGGCAATGAACAGCAAGCACTTAAATTACAAGGTGCTATTGAGACTCTAGAATACTGCCTCGGTACAGAGAATGAAGCGGAACCTGCTCCAGAAGTGGATAACGTAGACGCTGCATAACCTTTGGACCCGAAAGGGTCCTTTTTATTTGCTGTATAAATATCTGAGAGGCAGATTATCTCCGTTAACGGATACCACGTGTGTTAACCAATGGCAAATAGACTACAATTAAGACGTGATGGTGCTCAGCAATGGGCAAACATCAATCCAATCCTGGCACAGGGTGAACTTGGAATCGAAATTGATACTTCACGTATCAAGATTGGTGACGGTGTTACCCCGTGGAACTCGCTGAAATATGAGCGACCACTAGAAACAGAATCAAACGCTGCAAATACTCTTGTAAAGAGAGACGCTGACGGTAACTTCCAAGCGGGTGCTGTCACTGCGACTCTTATCGGTAATGCCTCAACTGCCACTAGATTATCAAACGCACGTCAAATACAATTATCAGGTCAGGTAACAGGTTCTGGTTCATTCGACGGTTCTTCTAACCTTACATTGAACACCGACTTGTCACTTATGACGAGTTTGCCTCACTACGATCCTGCTAACCCTACTGCTGAAGCACTCTACACAAGGGTTAGAGTTAACTCACAAGGTCGTGTGGTTGGTGCTGAACTTGCATCTACACTTGCTGACTATGGTATCTCTGATGCTCAGGCATTGGATGATGACCTAACCTCACTTGCTCAACTTACGAACGTTGGTATTCTTGTTCGTGCATCTCAAGGAAATATTTTAACCAGACAGTTAACTGGTGGTGGTGGACGAATTGTGTTCACAGTTCCTGACGGAACATCTCAAAACCCATTCATCGACCTTGCAGATACTGCAGTGGTTGTTGGTAATTATAATACGGAATCCCTGACATCTGTCACTGGAAATGGGTCTAGTGAAACTGTCAATGCAACTAAATTTAGTGTAGACAGGTATGGTCGCTTAGGCGCTGCCTTAACTGTGCCTATTGCTACTGCAACTGAAGGCACAAAGATGCCAGACTATGATGCAGGTACAGCATACAGCAGATATGACATCATCAAGAATGCCTCAAAAGTTTACCAAGCAATTGCGGACATTGGTAGTGGTCTTGGTGCTCCTACTCATACCACTGGCGATACTGGAAGTTGGCGCTACCTCGCGGCTGAGGCGACGGAGCAGAAGGGACTGGCATCATTTGCACAGGAAGATTTCGACGTTGACAGTGGCGGGCACGTCACCATTGCCGCCGCAGCAGTAGATAATACACAACTTCAGAATAATGTACTTGGATTTGCAGACGGAAATACTGTTGAAACATTTGAACTTGATAACGAACTAACTGCTACATCAGGTTATAGAGGATTTAATTATCTCAACTATGTTAAAGTTAATGATACAAGCGGCAACTTACTTGTTGGCGCTAATAATACAGGCGATGGTGGCGCTGGTGAGTTTGATGTTAACGTCCGTTCCTATTTTTCTGATCCTGATATTACTCTTGATGGAACAGTTGCTCAGACACTGGATAAGACTGGCGATGGTAACCTAATATTTCAGACTACACAAAATAGTACATCTAATAGAAACTTAAGTATCCTTGCTACTAACGCAGGATCAGGAACTTCTAATGTAATCATTACAGCAGAAGATACAGTACAGATCAGTGCATCTGATGCTGCAGGTAAAATTTGGGTCGAAGATGTAAGAATTCAAGAGAACTACATTGCTACGACTGACTCAACTCTTCACCTTGACCCTGGTGATGACAGAGCAATCACAGGTACTGTCAGAGTTCACGGAGATTTCCAAGTCGATGGAACAACAACAACTGTTAACAGCACGACTGTTACTATTGATGACCCTATCTTTACCCTTGGTGGAGACACTGCACCTGGGTCTGATGATGGACTAGATCGTGGTATTGAGTTTAAATATTACGATTCGCAGGCAAGAGTTGGTTTCTTCGGATGGGATGAAGATCTAACACGTCTTGATTCTGGTACTGGTGGTTATGCATTCCTTTATGATGCAACAAATAGTAGCGAGACATTTACTGGAACTGATGCTTACATCAAAGCAGGTGGTCTTTCTCTAACTACAAATACTGGTTCTACCTCAACTACTACAGGTACGCTTGTTGTAACTGGTGGTTTGGGTCTTTCTGAGAATGCACATATCGGTGGTGAAGTAACCATCGCGGGTCAGACAGAAATTAATGACACTGTTATCATCAAGTCTGATAACGAAGACTTCAAGATTCAAACTGCAGCAGGTGTAGATAAGTTTACAGTTGATACTGACACAGGTAACACAGTTATCGAAGGTACTCTTGATGTACAACTAGAGACCACAGTTACTGATAACTTGATCGTTCAAGCAGACAATAAGAAATTTGATATTCAAACTGCTGCAGGTGTAAGTGTATTTGATGTAGACACAGATAATGGTAATACACACACAGACGGCACATTAGATGTAGATAGTGGCGTAACATTTAATAGCACTCTTGATGTTGATCAGAACACAACATTGAATGCTGAACTGGATGTTGACGGCAATTCAACTTTCCACAACAACATTCTTCTTGATACAACTGCTAAGACACTGACCATTACAAATGGTTCAGTCAATAAGTTCCAAGTTACTAGCACAAATGGTAACACTGATATTGAAGGATCTCTAAACGTTGCTCAGTTTGTATATCTTGAGGATACCGATACACCTACAATCTCTACTGACGGTAATAATAACTTTGTTATCAGTGGTGCTGACTACGGTGCATTTAGATTTGATGGTGGTGGTTATATTGAAGGAGATACTCTATTCAATAATGACCTCTATATCAACGGTGCTATCAACCAGAAAGACCAAGGTACTACGACTGAAACATTCAGTACACAGAACTATTTGAGAGTACGATATAAGTTTAGAACTGGTACATCTATTGCATATACTCCTTCCTACGCTACACATAACAACTCTAACTTGAGAGTCTATGGTGGTGCAGGTATTGCTACTGACCTTCACATTGGTGATGATCTATACATCGGTAAACTTAACTCTAATGATACTGTTGAGTTTAGTGTACTTGGTGAATCAGGTAACACTGAGATTGGTAGAACTGGACAGGGTTCAAGCACTGTCGGTACTTTCACTGTTCACGGTGATAGCACATTCAACCGTCACGTTACAATCAATGGTCCTCTGACCACTATTGGTGATGCAAATACTGATGTCTTGACAGTTAATGCAGTCTCTCAGTTTACTGACAACGTAACTGTTGATGGTGACTTGACAGTCAATTCAAATACCTTGATCGAAGGTAACTTGACTGTTAACGGAACTACAACAACTGTTAACTCAACCACAACACAACTTGATGATCCAGTTATTACACTGGGTGGAGACACTGTTCCTCAGTCATCAGATACTAAGGATCGTGGTGTTGAGTTCAGATATTACGATGGATCTGGTAAAATTGGATTCTTCGGTTGGGATAACTCCGCTTCCAGATTCGCTCTTTATCACGATGCAACAAACTCAAGTGAAGCATTCGCAGGAACCAGATCAGGCATCGATGCGGGATCAGTCAAACTATTCGATACAACCAACGCAACTAACTCAGGGTCTGGTGCTCTTATCGTTGGTGGCGGTGCTGGCATCGGTATGGATCTTTATGTCGGCGACGATCTCGTTGTTACAGATGATGGATCCTTCGGTGGCAACCTTTCAGTAACAGGAACATTTGATGTTACTAATGATCTAGCAGTCAATAATAATAAGTTTACTGTAGATGCAGGAACAGGTGATACACAAGTAGCAGGTACATTCGGTTCCTCAGGTGCCGCTACGCTGTCCTCTACACTGGCAGTAACCAGCAATACCACTATCGGTGGTACTTTGGGAGTTACGAACGCTACAACGCTTTCTAGCACCCTTGACGTGACATCCAATACCACAATCGGTGGAACACTGGATGTAACGAATGCTACAAACATTACAAACACTCTAGGTGTAACAGGTGTTACATCAATTACAAATAACTCAGTAGCAACCACGACTGGATCTTATTCAGGAAACGGTGCTCTTAGAGTTACGGGTGGTGCATCAATCGGAAACAACTTGGTTGTTTCAGGTGATGTTCGTCTCTATGGTAACTCAGTAATTGATGGAACTGTAAGTTACGCAAGTATTCAGACTTACGCTGAGAATGTAAGATTCAATGATACTGCAGATGCTGTTAGTGCATCCAACAATGTCGCTTCAGTATTCACTGCTGGTGGTTTGGCGGTATCTAAGAAAGCATATATTGGCGATGATCTTAATGTTGGTAACGGTAACTTTACTGTTGACGGACCTACAGGTAATACTCTAATCGTAGGTACACTTGGTGTTACTGCTGCTACTAACGTTTCAACTATCACTGCATCTGGTATTGCTGATCTTCAGTCTACTGTAACGATCGGTGGTAACCTCGCGATTGGTTCTAACAAGTTCAACGTTAACTCTTCCAACGGTAACACTGACATCGACGGTTCACTTGATATTCTTGGTGCAACTGTTATTGATGACACATTGAATGTGACTCAGGGTGTTGACTTTGATAGCACACTGAATGTTGATGGTACAACCACACTTAATGATGCTCTTACTCAGAACAGCACTTCACTGTTCAAAGATAATGTGGTTATCAGAGGTGCTACTAAGACACTGAAACTACAGAACGGTAACAGTCAGGACAAGATTACTCTTGAATCCACAACTGGACACGTCACTATGGCGGGTAACTTGGTTACTTCTGGTACTGGTGCATTTACCGATGCTGTCACAATGGGCAACACCTTGGGTGTTACTGGACAGATTACTGGTAACTTGACTGGTGATGTTACAGGAACTGCAACGAACGCAAATAATATTGACGTTAACAATACAAATAATAATACTACATTCTATCCAACATTCTCTTCCTCTAACACAGGGCATACAGGAATGTTTGTTGACTCTGCCAACCTTACATACAACCCATTCTCTAACACTCTGAGTGTTACTAACTTCGTTTCTACAACGAACTTTGAGGTTCAGGGTAACTTGAACATTACTGGAACTATTACTTTCGGTCAGTCACAGGTTGGTTCTATCGCGAACCATAATACTAACGCTCTTGCTGAGGGTTCAACTAACCTTTACTTCACTGATGAGAGAGTTGATGATCGCGTTGCTGCTCTTATCTCTGGTGGTACAGGTATTACTGCATCATACGATGACGCAGGTAACCTACTGACTTTGAGTGCAACTCAAGCAGACATTAATACTGACAACATTACTGAGGGATCAACCAATCTCTTTACTACTGCTGCCAGAACTCGTGGACACATCTCAGTCAGTGGAGATCTAGGATACAACAGTGGCACTGGTGTTATCTCATACACAATTCCAACAACGATTGCATCTATATCTAACCACGATACTGCTGATCTTGCTGAAGGCACTAACCTTTACTACACCAATGCTCGTGCTGATGCAAGAGTTAACTTACAGACAGGTGCAAACTTAGACCTATCCAGTAAGTCAACAAGTAATTTAAGTGAAGGCACAAATCTATACTACACAAACGCACGTGCTGATGCTCGTGTTGTTGCTGGTATCACTGGAAAACTTGACGCATCTGATGTCAGCACCTTCGGTGGAACCCTGATTGATGATGCTGACGCTGCTGCTGCAAGAACAACTCTTGGTCTTGGCACTGCTGCTACCACTGCGGCAACTGCATATGCAACTTCTGCACAGGGTACACTTGCTGCTTCTGCTACACAACCAGGAGACCTTGCCACAGTTGCAACCAGTGGATCTTATAATGATCTTAGTAACCTGCCTACACTATTCTCTGGTGCATACGCAGATCTAACTGGCAAACCTACATTAGGAACTGCTGCTGCGACTGCATCTACTGCATACGCTACTGCTGCACAAGGTGCAACTGCTGACTCTGCATTACAGGCAGAGACAATTACACTAGCGGCACTCAAAACTGCTGCTGCAAACTCCGCTACTTATGCTGCATTCCAAGCGGCAATCGCTGCCTTATAAAAATGAATAAGACACCATTCCCACTTAAATTCGTTCCACTGTTATTTGTGTTCTCTTGCTTAGTTTCACTCTTTGTAAGTGTGGGACCTGTATTTGCTGATCACTTACCAGTGATGTATGTGCAAGTACCTCAGTGGGCAGATGACTGGGCAGTGTGTGCTGTTGATATACCTGACTCTAAATGTCATTGGTATGTCGTAGCACCTGATAATACATTTGGTGAAGGTTTCAACTGGGAGACTGCTCCTTGGTTTGATGCTAATGGTCTTAGAGACATTGCTCCTATGGGCAAAGAATCTGTTGTTCAACAACTACAAAATCGAAAGTAATGGCAAATCCCACCTCCAAAGCAGAATTAAAAGAATACGCACTCCGTAGACTTGGTAAACCAGTCTTGGAGGTGAACGTATCTGACGATCAAATTGATGACGCTATCGATTATACAATCGAAACGTTTCAAGAATTTCATTATGGAGGATCGGAAAAAGTATTTTTAAAGCATCAGTTCACTGCTGAGGATATTACAAGATTCCAAGCAGATGAATCTGAGACTGGTACTGATACTTTACAGGCAGGTAACACAGGAACTGTGTTTAAGACACAGAGCAATTACTTGATTTTGCCAGAACACGTCTTGGCAGTGAATGGTATTTTTACCTTTACTGATAAAGGCACTCGTAATATGTTTGATATTCGTTATCAAATGAGATTGAATGACCTGTTTGATTTTACATCAACACAGTTCTATCACTACTATATGATTCAGACCCACCTTGAAACAATCAACTTCTTGTTGGAAGGTATGAAACCTACTAGGTTTAATGCCACACAAGGTCGTCTTTTCATTGATTTTGATACTAAGACTGATGCTCACGAGGGTTCGTATGTTGTTATTGATTGTGTTCGTGCTCTTGATCCTTTGAACTGGAGCAAGATTTATGGAACACTTTGGGTGAAAGATTATACTACAGCAATGATTAAAAAGTATTGGGGACAGAACCTTACGAAGTTCCAGAACGTGCAACTTCCTGGTGGTGTCACCTTGAACGGAGAAAAGATTTACAGTGATGCGATTACTGAACTAGAACAACTAGATGAAAAACTCCGTAGCACATACGAAATGCCACCTCTAGATATGATCGGGTAATGCCTACTAATTCTTACTTCACACAAGGGACAAGCGGCGAGCAACAACTCGTTGAAGATCTTGTCGTAGAACAAATTAAAATGTTTGGTGTAGAACTTTACTACATCCCTAAGACATTGGTTTCTGAGGATACAGTTCTTGGAGAAGATTCTTTGAATTCATTTGACTCTGCATATCAAATCGAAGGATACCTAGAAAACGTACAGGGGTTTGGTGGAGATGGAGATCTGTTCAGTAAATTTGGTGTAAGGATTGCTGATCAAGTTAACTTTATTATTGCACGTAAAAGATTTCAAGATCTAGTAGATGATAATACAACACTGGTTGTAGAAGGTAGACCAAATGAAGGAGATTTGATTTACTTCCCTCTTGCTAATAAGTTATTTTCTATTCAATATGTTGAGCACGAACAACCATTCTATCAATTAAATAAGATCCACGTATGGGGTCTCAAGTGTGAACTCTTCGAATACAGTGGAGAGGACCTCGATACTGGCGTCGAAGCAATCGATGTTATCGAGAGAAACCTTGCACAGACTATCACTGTCAACTTTGCTACTGGTGGTACTGGTACATTTACAGTTGGTGAAGAGATCGCAGGTGGTACATCTAATGTTACTGCCGAAGTTAAGTCTTGGGATTCAACTAATAGACAACTACAAGTGTACAACAGGTCTGGTATTTTCACCATTCCTGAAACAGTAACTGGTCAAACTTCAGGTGCTGCCTGGACTACTGCAAGTTACAATACACTAAATAATACGAACTCAGAGTTTGAAGCGAATTCATCCTTTGAGACTCTTGGGGACGCTCTAATTGACTTTAGTGAAGGTAACCCTTTTGGTGAAATTGGAGGCGCTCAGTAATGTTAGGAACCTATTCTTACAACGAAATTTTTAGAAAGACTGTTATTGCTTTCGGTACACTGTTCAATAATATTGAAATCAAGCGTACGGAAGGTAGTAGAAGTGAGGTTATGAAAGTACCCTTGGCATATGGTCCTAAAGATAAGTTCCTTGCACGTCTTAAGCAAGTAGGAGATCTTACAACTAAAGATGCTGTACAGATCACACTACCTAGAATCTCTTTTGAGATCTCTGGTTTTGCTTATGATGCTACCAGAAAAGTATCACCCACACAGGTGATTCGTTATACGGGTACTGACAGCAAGACTAGAAAATCGTTTATGCCAGTCCCATACAATGTGGACTTTGAACTATCGATTATGGCAAAGAACCAAGATGATGGTCTCCAGATTCTTGAACAGATCTTACCATTCTTTCAACCGATGTTCAACATAACCCTGAATCTTCAGGAAGCGATCGGCGAAGTTAAAGACTTTCCAGTCACATTGAACTCAGTTGTTTATGAAGATGACTATGAAGGTGATTACACCACACGTAGAACTCTAATCTATACACTTTCGTTCTCTGCTAAAACATATGTTTATGGTCCTGTCTCTGACGTTACCAATAAACTTATTAAGAAATCGATCGTGGATACTGCACTGGATTCCAAGACAACTGCAGCACGCGAGATGAGGTACACAGTTCAACCTGATCCTCTCACTGCAGATCCAGATGATAACTTCGGATTTAATGAACTCTATAGTGAATTCTCAGATGGCAAATCAAGAAACCCAGTCACAGGGGCAGACGAGTAAATACGACGGTATTGAAGATGCTCTTGATGTGGAAACATCCTTGGTAGAACAAGGTAAACCACAAAAGAATAATTCAATTGTACCAAATGTCACTGATCATCAGGTCAAGGACTATGAGTATTCTCGTGGAAACTTTTACGCACTGATCGAGAAAGGTCAGGAGGCAGTTGATGGTATTCTTGAGTTGGCACAAGAGTCTGACTCACCTAGAGCATACGAAGTTGCTGGTAATTTAATTAAGAACGTTGCCGATACTGCGGATAAGTTAGCGGACCTTCATAAGAAAATGATGGAGATTGAAGAAGGACCGAAGAACAAAGCAGCACAGAACGTTACTAACAATACAATGTTCGTTGGTTCAACAGCGGAACTCGCAAAGTTCCTGAAGCAACAA